ACGCTCTTCCGATCTCACCGCCTGAAAATATAGATATTGCACCTGCGGCAACTACACCTGCTGCCAACGAAACAGCAGCTATACCTGTAACAATAGCGGCAGTTGCTGAAAAAGCACCAGCACCAAGTGTAACTAATATAGTTGCACCTATAATCTCAAATATGCCGTTTGGTCTTTCTATGACTTCTACAATATCACTATTTTTGAGTATATGCCACGGTTTAAGCGGTTTACCGTTAATGTATGCATTTTTATAGTTTCTAAAATGAAAAAAAGCAAAATGCCAGTCCCATTTATGAAAGCTTAAAGTCTTTTTATCAAGATTTCGTCTTATTACTCTTATCATTTTAAAGCCAAAATATTTTAAACAATAACCTCATAAAACTTTGCATATCTGGGAATTGGACTTATTTTAACTCCCTGATTAATTGTTTTATGGATGTACTCTTTTTCGTTGATTGCATACCCTATATGCTCTATACTGCCAACACTGACATGTACTGCAACCCCTTTTTTAGGTTTGTCTACAGTTTTGTGTTTGATATTGCTTCTTACAAAGCTTTCCTCATCTTCAAAAATCGGAATATCAGGTAAAATAATCCCGTGTTCGTCTTTGTAGATATCTTGCAATAATGTCCAGCAGTCATTTTTAAACTTTTGGTACTTGCCATTTTTGAAATATTTTAAATAATCCATTTGCCCTCACTTGACAAACCTATCAACATGACAAATAATATTGGTATAGGGGCAAGCCCCAAAGAATCACTACTTCTTCGGAGCTTGACTTCACCCCCTACAGATAAAGAATAATAATTTTTAAAGCTGCTATAATTGCCGTTATAGCGGCTTTTATTATTCGATTATCCATAGTATCACCCCCTTTCAGCCATTTTCTCCACTAAATGAGTGTGCTGAGGGAGTGTTGGTTTACCCTGTATAAATATTACTATAAAAACAGGTTAGGAAATGTTTGTCTGTAATAGTTAATAGTACTCATATTCACATCAAGGTTGTGTCTGATATTTATTGTTGCTGTTATACTTTCAGGGGTTATTTGTGCTTCAAATATTTCGAATAATCCTGCTGGATATTTTTCAGCTGCTTCTGTTTCGATATTGACTATGTATAAATCAAGCAATATATTTTCATTTGAATTTATTGTTTTTCTTATCTCGTTAGCTGCAAGATTTTGAATATTTGATAAAACGAGCTGTGTTCCCTGTGTTTCCGTCTGAGAAGGCAGGATAATGTCAAAGGGATAAGGCTGGTATGTTTTTCCGTCAAGCTCCAGTGTTTTGGTGTCGTTTATAAAACAAAACGACTCTTGAAACGCACTGTGTTTAAGTTCAATAAGCATTTTGAGAGCTCGTCCGAGATACCTCGAGTATGAGTTTTTATCCAGTTCAAAACGATTCATAACGACCGCCTTGCTTGTGTCGTAAGATATTTGCCGTTTGCTACAATAGGCAGCTGATAATTTGCAGCAAGCACTCTGTCTAAATAGAAAACCTCGCTATCAAACATTAAGGTTACATTTGTATTCCAGTATTTTGAGTTAGGGTTCCATTTAGGCTTGCCAGTGATTCTTGCAATACGTTCCTCGCCTATTCTGCAATCCATGATTTTAAACGGTATTGAGCCTTGCTTTGTATCGTATTTATACCAACTCATAAAGTCGATATATTTCTGTCTTTCAAGCGTAAAAACACACTGCACAATATCCTGTATATCTGTAAAACGTTCACGTCTATACGGAATACCAGCATCAGGAGTAACCTCAATATATCCTTCCTGAAACTCGTTCTGGAAACCGTCAAGCTTTATCTTTCCCCATTTCCACTTTTCCATTATGAAGCTTGAACTCCTCTTGAATTGTTACGTTGTAATGCTGATGAAAACCCGCTTTGTGTACGTTCGTTTCTCAATGCATTGTTTACTTTCCTGATGAATATTTCAGTGTCCCCGTCAGGTCTTTGTACAGTTTCAACACTTGCTCCTGATTGGTTATAAATAGTAATATTAGGCTGTTGAACCTGTGCTTCAACTCCCAGTCTGCCGTCAGGAGTTCTTCTCAGCGGCATAATAGCCTCTGTGCCCGCTTCACCCATTAAACCCATTCTGCTGCCCTTCATAGGGAAATAGGTAGGCTTGTCAACGATACCGCCGTCAGCAAAGGCTGTAACCCTGCTTGCAAGCATTCCCGCGCTGGCTAATATGTTGGCAGTACCAATAGCGGCACCCGTCGCTGTCGCTGCTACCGGGGCAAGAACTGCACCTGCTATCGGAACTAATGCAGCCGAATATGCAGCTTGTGCAATGGCGGCTTGTGTTAATGAAGCTGCTAATTGTCCTGCTGCTGTTGCTGCACTTGCATAGCCCCCCATTGCACTTGCTATAACTCCTGAGGTACCGCTCATTGCTGTAAGAGCTGCGGTTTGAGATGTGCCAATACTGGCTATACTAGCAGCTGCTTGAGGTGCTTGAGCCAAGATGTTTTTAAGTTCGTCACTGACTGCGGATATCGGAGCAGCTGCACCTGTCATTGTTCCTTGATTGCCGCCAAGGATATTTGACAAAAGTCCGCCGTTTTGTGCACCTTCCTGAAATAGTTTGCTCAACCCTGATGATATCATTTGCTGTGCAATGGCTTGAATGGTGTTTAAAGCAACATTCCCGAAACGCTCAAGCGCATTCTCGCCTTGTTGTAAGGGAGTGGTTATAGCCTGTGAAAGGCTTGAAGATATGGTGCTTGAAACATTTCGCCAGGATATCCCCATTGAGTTTTGCAAAGATGCATTAGCCCTCTCTACTTCAAGCTTTAAAGTTTTATACTGGTTTTTAATAGCAAGAGCCTGTTCAGAGTTGCCGTACCCTTGTATTGCGTAATCAAGATACTGTGATTGCAGCATACTTAATTGAGTGGTTTTTGCCTGATACGGGCTTGTTTGTGCTGCAAGTTGTACTTCTTGCATCTTTTTTTGAAGGTCTGTTAAGTCGCCTTTCGCTTTCCTTAATTCTTCAATGTTAATGACTTTTGAAGCGGCAAGATTCATCACTCTTTCTTGCGCTTCTTGCAGTTGTTTGTTTAAACCTTGAAATGGTGTAATTACACCAAAGTCAGTTGCCTCTTTAATACGTTTTACTGCATTTTCAAGATTCTTAACTTTTGCTACCTGCGCATCCCACACTTTGCCGCTGGTTATACCCTGTGCTGCAAGGTCTTCGAGCGCTCTTTGTTCATCGTTATATGCTTTTTGGATTTGTTCGGATATTGTGAGTTGGCGCTTTTCTCTGCCTGATTTTGAAGAACCATCGCTACTGCCTAAAGCCCCTGCTCCTGTACCTAGTGTGTAGTCTTTTAAAGCTTTACCTTCTTTTATGACTTTTTTAAATGTTTCTTCTTGTTCTATTAAAGCTCTCAAAGATTTTGTGCTTTCATCAATGGCTGCTGCAGATTCTTCGTAAGCTTTTACAATAGGTTTATGAGATATTCCTTTAAAATAGCCTTGTGACAAAGTATCAAAGATTTGCCATTGCTGAAGTGTTTTTGCATATTGTGATTCGACTCGTTGAGATTTCTCATAAATACTACGAGCTTTTGTTGCCAATGTATATTTTGAAATTACATCAGCTAAAGATTCAGAAATAGCCCTATGCATTGATAATTCATTTCCAAATTTTTCTATTAACCCAGGGCTTTGCTTATTTAAAATTTCTTTTATTTCATAGAGTCTTTGGTCTTCTTCTCCTGTGCGGTGAGTTGCATTTGCTAGGTTATGATATTCAGCTATTAACCTAGGAGTTTCAGCAGCACTATTATTAATTTCTTGAGATAATATTCTTAATTCTTGAGCAGATTTTGAAAGCTCTGTATTGTTTTTTTGTAGGGCATAAGTAATCGCGCCTATTGAAGCAGCAGCAATTGTCCCTCCCGCAATTAAAGGATTTGCCATAGCTGCTGTTGTCAAACCTGAAATTGCATTTTTGGCAGAATTTATTGATATTACAGTATTAGTTAATGCTTGTGATGTTTGTATAGCAGCAGCTGTTTTAAACAGAGCAAACGCGCCGACTGCAGTAGTGATAGATTGTGTCAGCAAACCTATTTCAGATTTATTTTTATTTAATGTATTTGCAAGTTTCGTACTTGCTTGTGCAGCACCTCTGAAAGCTTCTACCCCTTCCTGTACAGAGGGTTGTAAATATTCCCCCCATGCATCTGAGCTGTCCATTACATCAGTATTTAAACGGTTAATACTTGCTCTTAATTGTGTAGAAGCGTCCAATGCACTTCCACCTAGCTCTTCTTTAAGAGTTCTAGCAAAAGCAGGCAAAAATTCAGAAGATAAAACCTTTCCCTCTGATACCATATTATAAAACTCACGGGTAGTCATTCCCATGGATTTTGCTGCGATTTCAAATGCACCTGGTAGATGGTCGCCTAGCTGTTGACGAAGCTCTTCCATTGAAACAGTGCCTTTGCCTGCAATCTGCTCTAATGCTTTAAAAGTTAATTCAACATTCGTTGCCGGCAATTGCATAGATGTAGCGGCAGTTGAAATATCACTAAATATTTGTTTTGTTTGTCCAAGTGTTAAACCGCTTCTTAAGGCAGCAGCTTCGAAGCCTGCGAAGCTGTCAGCGGTGCCCTTGAAAGATAGTCCTAATCTGTCTGCTTCTTTTCTGATATATGATAAGCTATCTGCACCTATTGATTTATCAGCTGCCGATGCATTCATTCGGTTTTCGAGCGCCTGAAAATCCATTGATGTATTGACAACACTTTTACCTAAATCATGTACTTGGTTTATTATATAGCCTAAACTAAAAGCACCTAGTGCATTGTTCAAATTTAGTATTGAATTACCTAATTGATTAAATCCAGTCGCTTTGTTTACAATATTGTTTGCACTGGACATTTGTATTTGTACATTACGCACAGTCTGAGCAAGTTTTTGAAATTCAACGCTGTTTTGCTTTCCTTGCAAAGCTAAATTTCTTAGTCTGTCTGTAGCAGCTATTGTAACAGAGTTCAGCTGATTGAAACCAATACCGCTTTTTTGAACATTTGCAAGTTTTTGAAATGAATTCAATGCATGATTTGCTGCTGTTTGCTGTTCTTTTAGCTTTGCACGCAATTTTTCATAAATCGGCAAAGAAGCATTTGAAGTGCCTTCTACGCTTTTTAAAATCTTTTCATATTTAGCCGTCACATTATCAAGATTTTCAAACTCGCGTGTTACTTTTGCGGCGTTTGAATCTATGTTTATTATTACTTTTCCGTCTTGGTTTGACATCATTACCTCTGTTTTGTAAAATTCATGTATTGTTGAAGGAGTAGTTATGACTTATTGTAAAAACTGTGGTTGCCAAATTAATGAACCTGCAAAATTTTGTCAGGAATGTGGGAAACCTTTAGATAAAAAAAATAAACAAAAAAACAAATGGATTGCTATTGTACTTCTTTTGTTGTTTGGTTATTTAGGGTTACACAGATTTTATTTGAAACAAGAGTTTGAAGGCACAATGTTTTTGCTTTGCGGTCTTATTTCTTTGTTTATCGCATTCTTTGGTTATAATTATATATTTTTGATTATTGTCACTATTGCTCTATTTATTGATTTAATATTGATTATTAAAGAGGTATAAAAATGGAAATGTTCAACCCGCCGCATCCAGGCGAAACAATCAAAGAATTATATATGAATGATTACAATTTAACGATTGCCAAACTTGCTTTAATGCTTGGTATCAGTAGAAAACATTTATCTAATATCGTTAATTGTAAAGTGCCTATTTCAACAGAAGTAGCGTTAAAGCTTGCAAAGTGCTTTAAAACTTCTCCTGAAATATGGTTGAGAGAACAGCTTGCTTATGATTTATGGAATGCGAAACAAACGGTTAAACTTGATGATGTTCAAGAAGCTTTTTAACATTTGATTAACTATAGCACTCTGTTCTCTGCAAAATCAACCTCAATCAAGTATCTTATTCCGACTGCTTTCTCATAAGGAAGAGAGGCTATTTTGAGCAGCCCTGCCCTGTGCCATCTCCATAGCTCTAAAATATCGTAAAAATCACTGTCCAGATTAGCCCAAAGGTCTTTTTTCTTGCCAATGGCTGTAGGTCTTTTGACATCACCGAGGAAGATGAGCTTGTCATCTTCCCAGGCTGTCTCATTAAAATCCCCTGTTTTGTATATCTCCCAGGCTATTTTTACTTTTTTTCGGTCTTTTCTGCCTTTTCTTTTATTCCGTAAATAGCGGATAAAAGTGCTGCACAGCAATCGCTATGGATAGCTGTAATCACATTGCTTGCACCAAGACCGATAAATTCAGCATAAGAGCTATATTCCAGTGTTTTGCCTTCTTTTTTCAAGGTCGGCTTGTTTTCAAAGCGTAAAAAACATCTTGAGGCAACTCTTGCAAAATCATTATACACTTGATAGTCTATAATATCTGCTGCATTTGGTGTCCTGAAAACGAACTTCGGCGGCTTTTCCTCATCTTTAAATTGACTCGGAATTACCACAATTTCCTCAAGATTCTGCAATTCAATTTCCATTTATTATGCTCCTGCTGTTTCGATTTCTTTTAAGATACACGGAATCAAGTCATCATCAGGTGTATTTCTGAAATTAGCTGTGTAAGTCTGTGCATCATCTACACCGGCGCCTATGTTAAAAGAGGTAATAGTTGCAGGTGTAAAATAAGACATTATTTCACTACCTTTTTTATTTAACACAAGTCGTAAAATTAAGTTTTCTCCGTCAATTTCAGAAACCTCAATCGTATCGCCTGTTTGTTCAACAATTGGAATGAATTTGTTCATCAGGTACTCAGATACATTTAGGGTAGTAACACCTTCCAGCGACCCTGTTGCCTCTGTAAAGCCTGCTAAATATGTTCTTTGGTCGTCACAAAGAGTTGTAACATCAATCTCATCTGCTGAATACTCTACAGAAAAGCTTTGTATATCACATTTTTTCGTTAAACTAAGCGGTACAACCTCGTCACCTGTTTTTACTGTAATTGCAGCAGCACCTTTAATAACATAGCCTGGTACTATACCCTCAGGCAAGCCTGAACCTGTAGCAGCTACTTTAGAAACAATATAATAAGTGCCGGCAGTGAGTGCTGTACCTTCTTCTGTGCCTTCAAGTGGTGTACCTTTTGTAATTGCGTAAACCTCTCCGTCACGCCCTTTTAATCTTTTTCTTTCGTTTGCCATTAGTTTAATCTCCTTTGATTACTTGTAATAATTTATTTCAAACGCTATTACGCTTGAATAAAGCCCGATAGAAGGCTCTATAAAACTTCTGCTTGAGTTTAACTTCACAAGGCCTATTTTGTACCCTCCCAAACTCGGTAAGTCCATCACAAACTTAAATAACTCCTGATTGATAAAATCTGCTGAACTTTGAGAGGAAGTATAGATATTCCACTGCGTAAAACTCATTCCATCCGAAAAATTATTGTCGTTGCACAAAACCTGTTGTGTTCCGTCCATCAGCAAACTATGCTGGATAATATAAGGCTGCTTTGTCTTTGGCTCAATTTCACCGTAACCAAATTTAAAATTGAAGTTTTTGACCTTAAAATTATTCTTAATGTATTCAAATAAAAGCTGCTCAAACATTCTTTTTTAACTCTTTTTTGAAATGTCTTGTGAACGTTCCACCGATTTCTTTTTGAACCTTTAACGCTGCGTTACGCATAATTGCAAGCGGTTTTGTACCGGGATGGTGCACAATCTTAGCAAATACCCAATCACCATTTTTATTTTTAAAGTGTAAAGCTTTTTTGCCTCCGGTAGGTTGAATTATATGAGGTCGTGAGCCATATTCTAGAACTGCTGAATACGGAGCAGCTGCAATTACTTGTTTTTGCTCCTTTATATATTGCACCTGTTTTACATAGGTAGTTTCTTTTTTGGGTGCGCTTTGTACAACTTCTGCAACAATAGCAAATCCTGCCTCTTCTATGGCCTTTTCCGTTGCATTTTTTAATGCAAGACTGAAATCAGGCATTTCGAATTTAATTTTGCTTGCCATTTTCTTTAAACTCTTGGTTGTAATAGTCTTGTGTAACTAAAATCTGATACGGAGTACCTTCACAGCTTGATTCACTGTGTATTTCTTCACGGGTCAAAAATATTTTCCCAAAAAGCTTCCAGTTTTTGATATTTGTATATGTTGTGTTTTGTGTTGATGACATTACAATCCTTCTTGTGTATAAACTAGGTTATACTCTGCGTGCTGTCCTCTTTTAGGCTCAACTCCCGTTATGCCGTCAGGCTTTACTGGTGCACCTGCTATTTTGTATCGAACGCCCTTAAACTCCAAAATATCTGTTTCATCAAATTTGACAGAAACATCACAAAATAAAAGCGCATCAACACTTGTTGTATCTTTGCCGTTGCTGTAAACTTTTGAGCCGGTAGAAGGTTGAATTAGTCCCTTGAAAGTGCCTTTTGTTGCCCATTGTTCAGGTTCATCAAAGTATGCAGGTTTTAGCTCAAGTATAGTTATTTTTTTATATTTGCTTTTTAAGCTCATAAAAACTTAACCCTTTTAAAGCTCTCCAGTGCTAAAACAATCTCAGAGGGGTACGCCATCGAACCGATTAAATAATCAGCTTTTGTATAGCTGTAGGAACCTATATTTTCACTCTTTAAATCATCAGGCACGCCACGATTAAACACATCATAAGAAATCATTTGCGAAATTATCTTTTCAATACTTTGCGGCAAGCCTGATACAAAGATGTACGCTTTTTCCGTACAACTTACCAGGGAAGCATTATCAATAGATATTGTTTCACCGTCAACGGCTGTGACATAACTAAAGAAGCGGTTACGCCCGCCTACAACATGAATTAAATCACCTGTAGTAACATTTGCAATCGGTGAAATTTTGTCACCGTTAAATGTCAGTGAACCGCCGCTAAATACATAATTGAAGTAATCCAAGCTGTAAGGAAAGCAATCACAGAATATAGAGCCGTTATAGTTCGGATTTTTTATATAAAAACTATTATTCAGATACGCACAAACGCTCTCAATGGTTGAATAAATAGCATTTTGGATTAAAAAATCTTCTCTTGCTTCAATCCTTTTCGCTTCGCCTTCTGTAACCTCGTAAGAATAGCCTTTTGTATATTGTGTTGATGTTTCAGCACAAAGCCATGTACCGTTTTCTTGAGGCATTTCCGCCTGGATAAAATCGTATTCGTTATTTAGTTTTACTGAAAATAAATCTATCATTAGAAAGGCCTTATTCCTGTTAGTCTTGTTGCCATAAATTGCATTTCATCCTCTAATGCATAGCGTATTGCATCTATCAGGTGGTTGAACGCGTCTACTGGTTCGTCATTTATGAAATCACCATTTTTATCTCGTTTGTACTGATAGTTTTTAAACTCTGCAATGGCATTTGTGCAGCTTGGATGTATAACTATTTTTTCAAACTGCTGCATATACTTTAATCCGCTTAGAACGCTTCCTTTACCTTTTTTAGCTGCAACTGCGTTAATCCCAAGACTCTGAAATTCCTGTACACTTTTCGGTTCTGCGCTATCACAAATTACACGTTCTTTTGTGATATATTGCTTTACCTGTTCCGCACTGTCTTTATTCAAGAGTTTTGTTTGATAAATTTCATTGCAGATATAAAGTTTATTTTGCTCTATCGCACACTCAACAAACGCAAACGGGTCATTGGAAAAACCCCAGTCAATCCCGTAACGATATTTTGAAAACCTGTTTTTGTCAAAGTCTGCAACCTCAAAGTTTTCAAATACAAGCCCTTCTGCGATACCTAATTCACCGAGCCCGTAAACTCTCCAAAAATTATTGTCACCCTTTCTCGCTTCAATACTATTGATTATAGTTTGTTCCAAAAAAGGGTTGTCTTTGTAGGTTGATAGTATAAGTTTTGCTTTTTCCGCTTCATCTTTAAAGATTTTTTCGTGAACCCAAAATTCATTTGTGGGGTTATAATCAATAAAGATATTATTTCTAGTTCTGATAAGCAGCTGTTCAACAATATTGTAATGCAGATGATTTGCTTCATTCAAGTACAAATAATCACGTCTGCCGCCATGAGCTGAACCAAGCTTATCAAAAGATAAAAAAGCTATTGTTCCTTTTCCTGCGGAAAATATTTTGTCTGATGATTTATAATGCTTGTAAAAATCTATGCCAAATTGATTACAAACAGAAGGCATATCATTTAACACACCCTGTTTCAAGTGAGGAACAGACAGCCCCACTATGTCGATTTTTACTTTATATTTTAATGCAATTGTTACAAGCAATTGAAGGATAGAAAAAGTTTTTGTGCTTGATGTCCCGCCCTGGTTAATTATGTACCTGAAATTCTCTTTTAAAGCACCCGCATTTTTTCTAAAAACAGGTGATAACTTTAACATCAGATATCCTCTATTAGTTCTTTATCTTCTTCTGAACCAACAACAACATTAATACCTTTTGCAGAGATTTCTTGTTTATCAACAGGCTTCTCGCCTAAAGTATCTCTTATTGCAAGATATGCCGATACATCGCCTTTGGTTGCCTTTTTTATTAAAGCTGTTGTTATGGACATATCGTTTTGTTCGCCTGTGTCCTCATCAGCAAGCAGCAATGCTATTTCAAGCAGCTCTTTTAGCTTCTTCCTCTCCCGTCTAACTTCGCCTGATTTGATACCGCCCATTTGCGCTATTTTTCTCTGTTCTTCCTTTGTTAATTCATTAAAAGGAATTAAATTTTTATCAGTTTTACGCTTCTTTTTTTTAGCCATAAAATCACCTGATATATAATCCTGTTTCCGTTGCAAGCGGTGAGCCTGCAATGACATTTACCTTTATCCCTCGCCCCTGCGCAAATGCAATCCACTGTTCTAAGCATTCTCTTTGTTTTGTACGCTTTTCATCTGCACAGTCGAAGTCACATCCCGCAAAAAGAATCTCCTCATATCCTTTTAAAATCGCATAAGCTAACATGTAACTCATTGAAGATGCAAAGTAGCGGTGCTTTTCAATCGTCCTTCCTTCAACCGGAATCCGGCGAAGCTTATACACTTCCTCAAACGGGAAGTTGGCTTGAGTAATAATACCTTCGATTTTTTCTTTTTTGTGCAGGTCAAACCACAAATCATAACGCTTGAATTTGTCTTGATGATGGTTTAATCCCCAGACCTCATAATCAGAATCCCAGTCAAAGTTTTTTAGAGATTCGCCTACACCTAATATTGCTAATTTTTCCATAATCTAAAAAAAACAGGGTGAATAATATGACGAAATGAGGGATGTTCACCCTGCATAACTGCATCTACATAGTTGAGTAGTTTGTATGTATTGTATTTAGGATTTCGTATTGTCCGTTGAAGTTTTTACGTGTTTGTTCGTAAATCGGGTTACCTTTAATATCTTTTTTGCGTGTTTTAAGAAAATCTCCATAAAAAACGTTTTGATTTGAGAAAGAGCCTTGTTTTGTATTGTTCTTTTTGTGTTCAATTCTTCTGATAAAACGCTCTTTTTCAGTTTTTGCACGTGCACCGATAAAACACGAAGTCTTAAACATTGTCTTTGTTTTGTGAAATATCCTTGCAACAGGTGTTTTATTTATGCCACAATACGCAAATTCAAGCCATTTAGAACCTAATTTATATACACAATCAGGCTCGTACAGTTCATTGTTCAGTACCAGCAAAAGGACGCTCCTATCCTACCCCGTATTGTAAAAACATCTACTGACAGCCGCCGTTATTTCAGGATATTTAAGACTGCCCCATTTTTTACCGGGCTATTGTTATTATAGCAAATTATTTTGACCTGTTTGGGTCAACTTTTAAAACAAATTTTGTATTTTGGCAATAGCTGCTCCACTTATTAATGAAGCTCTATTTTTGACATTAAACACATTAAGCAACTCTTTTACTTTTCTTTTTATACTACTTTCAGAATACCCTATTTTATCCGCTATCTGCTGGTTTGTGCTGCCGCTAATCAATTCCTCTAATATAACTTTTTGTTCTTCCGTAAGCTTCATAAAATCTCCTCAATAAGCTAAAAAATAAACCAGAGCGAGCGCGTTTTTGAACACGCCCATTTCGTTGTTATTTTTGTCTAAAAACTTATATCCTTTTCGCAGCCATTCAAGATGTATTGCCGGATTGTTCAAGATAAAATCGTGCCAGTATTTTGTTTCAGTTCTTACAGGAATCAGCATACATGTTGTATTACCTTCTTGCTGTTCTTTGAATGCTTTTTCTATCCACTTTTTGCATTCATTGAATGGCGGGTTGCACCAGTTGTATTGCTTCCATTCAGCTGTGAGCCCGTCTGATTGGCCCTCTATAAAATAATTATCTGCTGGTACGTTCTTTTCAGAGCAGCACACATCACAGCCAAATTTGTCTATGCCGAAAAACTTCAAAGCTTTTTCGTAGAGTTCCGGTGGGGTTTTGTAGTCGTTCGAATTGTATTTGTAGTTGTATTTCATGTTATTTAGAACCTTTTACAATGAAGTTAAGTAATAATTTATTGTGTTGATTGTTTTTACAGTTGCTTTGTTGTGTGCAAGCAGTGTCTGAATTGGGTATTCACTCAACCCCATGTCTAATGCGAGCTCATAGGTCGAGATTTTTCGCTGCTGTTTTAGCTTTTCAATTTTCTTTGCTATTTTTGCGGCATCTTGAGAGCTTGCGAAGACATGCATTATTCTTCTCCTTTCGCCTTGCGGATGATGTCGAGGATATCATCGCAAATAACCAGAGTTGAACCTGCGTACTTAATGTGTGTTTTATCTAATGTTACAATCTTCTCAATCTCATCAAGGGCTTGCTTGAGTTTTTGGTTTTCTTTTTCCAATTCTTGCAAGCAATACTCGTTTGCATCAGCATTCTTTTTAGCTAGGTTAACAACTGTTTCGTATTTAACATTTAACTCTACGATTTCATTTGATACCTCTTCACACTCTTTTTCTTTGCGTTGGAGCTGTTTGAAGTAGCAGGCGCCTTTATCTATACAGCTATCGTAAGTTTCTATTACATCAGGAATATTGCAAATACCCTGGTCATAATATTCACACCCACTCACATCCACGCCATCAATTATTATTTCTTTTTTATCTGTCATTCTCTGCCTCTTTCTTTAGCCAATTTTTGTAGGGTTTTTCATAGTCTTGTTTACAATTTGAGCATGTTATAGAACCAAAAATCTGATTGCAAAATACGCAATTTGTATATATTCTCAACCATTCCGCCATCTCGTCAAGGCTCATGGCTTTTATTCGTTCGTAGTTAGTTGTCATTGTTCCACTTCCTTCCTAAGTTAAATCCAATCATCATCGTTGTTTAAATATTTTTCGGTCTGTAGCCAAGCAACGGTAACAATAATCAGTATCAAACCTAAAATTAATTCCATCACTTTACCTCCTGTGTCTTTAAGATTTGCAGGATTTTTCGTCCTATATCTGCACGACCACCTTCTTTGCACCAATGGCAATCTATGTCTTTATCTGCATCTTTACAATTACAAATATCTACAGCACTCTTACATAGCTCTACAATCTGCTTTATCTTGCAGTCTGTACGGTCTTTGCAAAAAAAATCTTTATGATGGCAAGACCTCTGATAACATCCATTTTCAACCACATCATCATTTATCAATGCTGGACAGCATTTTACTATGTATTTAGTCATCTTCCAGAATCCTCTTTACTTCTGCTTTGTCGAGCACAGTTAATGCGTTCCATACCATTTCAGCCAGTGCATCTTCAAAGGTTAAATCTGTATGTATGTACTGCCATTTATCAGTATTCTTAATTGGCTCAAAATAAAGATTTAAGCTTGTTGGTATTTCCTTAAATAACAGCTTAATCAGCTCCAGTTGCTTGGTGGAGGTGAAGGGTGGGTAAAGAAACTCCTGTTTTTCTTGCATTTCTTCACATTCTTTTTCGCACCATTTTTCGAGGACCCCTAATTGAGGACAAAGACAAATTGAGCTACGTCCGCCCTTGCATTCATAATAGGTTCTTTTGTATGGTTTCACTCCCGCCACTTTCATCATTTGTTCTATGTGGTTAGTCATTTGTTATATCCCTTTGCTTTTATAGCTTCTTCTACTTTTTCCTTCATTTCTAATAATTTTTTGTATGTTTCAAAATTACTTATGTTTGTCTTGTCATTTTCTAATATTTCCCATACTAAATTAATTTGTTTTTCATACAGTTCGAGTGAAGCTCTATAAAATTGTAATTCTAATTCTTTTTCCAATTCTGACATTTGTTCTTGTGGTTTATACATTTGTCAACCTTTCTTTAATGTGTTCCATAACATACCGATATTCAGCGGGATAAGCAGCCAAAAATCCTGTGTTATTGCTGCAAGTATAAAAATGATATTTATTAGCAAAATTAGCTTCAGCTTGCTATACATACACCCACTCTGCCTCTCTGATTGATAGTTCTTTAGCCATCCTACACCCCGCTCTTAATCATCTTGATAAGACGTTCTTCGCCTATGCGCTCAATGGCTTTGACTCTGAAGTTAGAGACTAAACAATAGATTACACCTTGTAATTTGTATACTGTACTTCTATTAAATGATAAGCAGCCTTCAGCATCGAGATAATCAATGCAATACTTGTATTGTTCAGCGTTACTCCAATCAATAACCTCATCGCCGTTTAACTCTTCTGCCAGCGCTCTTAGCTCTGCTTTTGTCTTGAGGTTTTCAAGGTATTCTTCGGCTTCTTCTTTTGTTTGGAAGCAGTTGCCTTGAGAATAATCCCAGTCAGTCACTTCTTGAATTTTATTACAGTCAAACATTATACGCCCGTGACGGATTACATAATAGTCGTCATTCTTATCAGGCTTCCACCTCTTGCCCTTCTTCTCGTTTTTCAGCTTCTCAATTTCTTTGCCGAGTTCTTCGTATTTTTGTTCTAGTTCTTGTAGTTTCATTTTATCGCCTTTCTTAGTTCTACAACTGTTGTTAAATCGTGTTCTTTCAATCGTTTCATAAGCTTTTTGTATTCTTTTTCGTCTTCTATCTCGCCGTATCTGTGGATGCGCTCCATTTGGAAAACAAAGTTTTTGTAATCTTCTTTTTCGAGTGACGAGGGATAGCTCTTTGAATTTTCCATATATTTGTTAAAAAGCTTTTCTATATGACTGACTGTGTTTCTCATAAAACCTATGTAGCTCATCTGTTAGCCTTTCTTTAATGTCTTTTGTGTGATATCTAACTTGCACGTCGGAAGCTTTTGCCTTCAAATTCAAGCTTAAGTTGGCAAGTTTCATTTAATCTGTCTAATATTGCTGCAAAGTCAGGTATGTTTTTAAGTTTTTTTATCATTTCAGGATTTGCGCTTATGCCGATTGGTATTTTGTGTGAAATCAACTTGTCAACGATTTTAAAAACAACTTCAAGGCGGGTTTCTGTATATTTTTCCCGACCTATGTCATCCAACACAACAAAGTCAAATTCCAAAAGCCAGTTTAGTAGCTTTTCTTCTGCTCTTTCGTCACTTGACCTGCGCGCAGTAGAGAATTTATCCAACAAATCTGTAAGTTGTGTAAACAGACAGTTATAACCTTTTTGCATGAGCTCATTACAGATACAAGCCAGAAGAGTAGTTTTGCCGGTACCGACATTACCTATCAAGCTTAAACCCGTTGAGTTATGAGGTTTGAATGCTTTTACATAGTCGATACACTTGCTTTTCATTTCGCTTGAGTCTAGCAGAGCAAAGTTTTTTTCTTTAAATAACGGTGTCATCATTGAGTTTTTGAATTTCTTTTCTAAAATACGTTTTTTTTCTTCTTGTAGCTGTGCTTCTTTTTGCTTTTCTGCAAGCTTATCAATGCAATTGCATTGTGCCACCCAGAGTTTTTTTGTTATCCCAAGAACAGTGAAAGCTTTCATTTCATATGGCTTTCCGCAATGTTGACATTTTATAATCTCCATCCGTCTGTCTCCTTTGTATTTTGTTGCCTGAATTTATCCGGATTTTTTCTCCGGTAGTCCCAGTATGCTTTTAAACGTGCATAGTGGATATTTGGTGTATCTTTTGACCAGTTTTTTTCTTTGCCTTCGGCTATCCTTTTTGAAAGGTCTTCTATCAGCTGGCTCAACGCTTTTTCACTCAACGTGAATGCCAATAGTTTTTGATACTCTTTGTCTGTGAGATGTACATTTCTGTATTCTTGTCCGTACCAATTTTTCAAAATTTGAATGGCACTTTTTTCTTCTTCTTCATCTTCTATATTGTTATCCTTATTATCATTATTGTTTGTGTCCGTTTGCTGTACTGTTTGGTGTACCGTTTGGTGTGCTGTTTGGAATTGGTCGTAGTTGCAAACCACGATTATTAAACGATTTTCAGCATTTTTTTGCTGTATCATTTTTTCGCATTTTAAGTAATGTATGAAGCGCCTAACTTTTCCGCGGCTCCAGCCCCATCTTTCAGCCAATGCGACCTCGGAATATCCGCATTCGCCTCTTTGAATTTCAACGGTCAACCCGTTTTTGACTTTCAACAAGCCTTTTTTATGATTTGTAATGAGCAGTAGGTCAACCCAGGCCTGCCCCTTGCTGAACGGCTTGTCCTGCCAGAGGATATTATTAAGTATTTTTCTGTGTATACTTATCCAGCCGCTCATTTTTCACCTATTATTGTTTTTGTTTGAACGTCTTTCGGATGTCCGAATTTTTTAACCAGTGCTATTACGTATTTTTTCATCTGGCATTTGTATCTTGTGCCTTTAAAATATTCGCTGTACTTACAGCCGTCGCACACGCAGCCTCTGTCCAGGCATTCCTTTGCCGACATTGTCCATCTTCGTAATATTGTTGGTTCTATCTGTTTTTTATACATTCTTCTGCTCTGATATCTGATAAGAAAAAGGGGCATATATTCGGGTCTGGCATGATGGATATGCCCCTGAAGATGTTCCATTATCTTGGAGAAGGAGTTAAGAGTTAATTGTCTTTTGACAGGTCATACATAAAGTCCTGCCGAATTTTTCTGTTGAGTAATTAGCCACTTTCTCGGTTATTCCGGCACCGCAATCGTCACAGTAGAAATCTTTTGCAGCTTGTGTATCCTGCTTAATTTTGTTTACTACTGGCTGCACTGTTGGTTGGGTTTCAGAAGGCAGGTCATCAAAATCTTGAGTAAATATTTCTGAAAGACTTGCAACTGTCAATACTGCGTCAATTTGCGCACGCTTTTTTGCCATTTTAAGGATGGTGTTGGCTTTTGAATTGGCATCAGCTTCTATCTCATATTTGTAAAAAGTACCCTTTGCTGATTCAATCTTTCTCTTTTTCAATAGTTCTTTGTCAGTTCCGGGCGGGAGGTCTTTTTCATATACAAATTCGTAAGCCCATTTTTTTTCTTTTGAGTTTGCATGGCCTAAGCCCTCGGTTATCTTTTGACCGTTCTTGAGCAGCGTACATTTTACTGTATAAGCAAAAAAGCCTTTGTCCTCAAAACTTTCAGTGTGTTCAACAAGTTCGTAACTTGAGGTAATACTTAAAGCCATAAGAATTTTCTCCGCCCCCGGTTTTAAAAGTGTGGGTTTGTCTCCGCAGCCTTGAATTTTACCGTAATCATGGTTTTCTGTAAGTATGTTTTTTAATGTGCTTTGAAGCGTTTTAACCTTTGTAAGTGTTGCTGAAACAAGATTTACATCTAAGTCATTGATTAAAGACAGCTGCGGTATTGTTTCTACTATTGCGTTTTGTGCCATTATTCGGTCTCCTTGTTTTTAGTAATTCTCATAACCCTTATTGATTTTTCACACATATATCGTTGTGCTAAATCAGGGTTTTCATTTTTAAATGTTTCAGTGTCGATTCTTCGCTGAATTTGAGATTTCCACGTAACTTTATACTTGTCAGTGATAAGCCCGGCCTTGTCTGCAATCATAGTTTTGAGCTCTGTTTCAATTTCTCTTTTTTCTTTTTGCAATTCATCAATGTGCATTTTTATTTCTTGCAGATAAGCAACCCTTTCGTCCATTTCCTGGACCTGAACGAGGTCAGCTGTATGATGTGAATAAATCTGTGCCAGAACCTCATCATCTTCGGGCATAATAACAGGTGGGACTCTATCTTGAACCATCTTCCAGAATTTAAGGGACTTTTCAACCATCATATTAAAGAGGTCTTTGTCAAATTCTATGGGCTTGTAATCAAACTTCTGCCCGCCTATCAAGCAAGCTATCCAGCCTGTTTTACGTCCTGTTATTCCCAGGTACCAGATAACCTGTAAAACATACTCTTTAGGTATTTTATTTTCCCATTCTTCCAACTTATATGCAGAACAGGTTTTGCACTCCAACAATTCATCTGTACCTGTCACAAGTCGGTCAACATGAGCAACTAAAAAAGGATAATCCGGATGGATGTATGTCTTAGGGGCCTTTCTGACTTGCTTACCTGTTTTTTCACTAAATAAATCAGCCACAAAGCCCTCAAGTCTTGTGCCCATCTCTACAGATTCATTGGTTGATAAATCGGTTTTTATCTTGCCTGTTTTCTCTGCCCATAGCCTGTAAGGCGTTGACCACCTGCTCTGGCCCATAACAGCAGCAATATCTGAACCGCCAATGTAGCTCATACGTTCTTCTTGTGTAAACATTAAGACACCTTCTTTACATTCTTTTGCGCCATACGTTTGAGGCCTTCAAAAATACCTTCTTTGCAGCATTCATCTGTGTGAGAACAATCTGATGGATAGTCTCTATGTACACAGTAACAGCAGGCTTCCTGTTCATTCATAAAATTAGTTGCTATATTCAGCATTTCTAATAAAGTTTCGTTATTGTACATTAGTGCACCCCCTGCAAAAGTTGCAAAAACGGTTCTGCAGCACAAAAGAAGATATATGCCGCCACAAAGAACACAACTGTCAACAACGCGTCTATGCAGATTGATATAAATTCTTTGTTTGTCATGCTGTTTGCTCCTTATGCTGTTTGTTTTTTACTTCTCTTGTATTCTCTTAGCCACGCTTTATATTCTTTTTGATGTACCGGGTCTTCGAAGTATTGTTCAACTTTTCTTAGCAAGCATCTTGCGTGCAATTGAAATTCTATTTTAGGTATTTCTTTTGGGTTGATTTCTGCCATTATTGGGTTCCATATTTAAAAACTTTTGTAAATTTGCATTATTCAGTTTTAGGTTTTTACATCTTCTTTGTTTTGATAGACCAAATTTTCATTGCAAAATAAAG